CGCAGGAATACCAGGATAACTGTCGCTGAGTCGTGGGCATTCGTCCCAAGCCGTAGCCCAATCTCCAATGAAGATGCGCTTGCCAGTCATGGCAAGACCTTTGCTTACCTCAACGACTCTACTACCATATTGTTCTGCGATAGCCATTAAGCACCATCCCATGCCTGGTTATAAGTACCAGCAGTAGCAGCCAGGCGACGAGTGCTCTCCGCAATATTACCGAGGTATCCGGTCTGGCGTCTACTGTTATCCAACATATCTTCCTGATAGCCAAACTGCGCAGCGCGAACAGCCAGGTTCTTGCCGATCTCCTCAATCCTAGACCATCGCACATTTGTTTCGCCAGTAAAATCACCCTGGCCATAAGGTGCAGGTGGTTTAGGCGGAGTGATTGCCGGCATGTGTTGCAGTGGTTTCCATGCAGGTGGTGCCCACGGAGCCATCATTGCCTGTGTTAAGCGCGTCCACTCCTCAGATGCGCTTACTATTCCTCCAATAAGGTATCTCTGAATCCAGGTGTGAACCTGCATGAAGTTATTCTTCATGCCTGTGATACCACCTGTGATAAGTCCGATAGCAGACCAGATAAGAGCAAGGACATAACCAAGCATCGTCGCAAGTCCCTCAGCAACCATCTTGAAGAATAGCATGACCGAGCGGCCCATATTCAGAATGAATGTGAAGACCCTACCGATAGCATAGCCATAGGAATATATAAATGCGCCCATACGGTTGAGCGTATCAATGAACTTGTTGACTGCATCAACCCAGTCGTTGATATTTGTCCCAAAAAGACCAAATAGTCCGACGATGAATCCCCATACCCCAGCAGCAATAGTTTCAATAGCGTCTGCTATCCGTTCGCCCATCTGTGCAAGTTCTTCAGGACGGCTACCAAACTGTTCCTCCAGATTGCCACCAATGCGCTCGATAATCTGTGTGATGCGAGTGATGATAGGCTCGACAAGCGGCAATAACTTCACAACCGCACGTTTCATCGAGTCTATTGCATTGTCCCATTTGTTCTGGAGCGTATCGGCCATTGGAGGCAATTCGGCGAATGCACGGGACAGTCTGTCCACAAACTCCCTGCCACTAATTCCCATCGCCCTAATACCTTCAGCACTTTGCGTTCCGAAAGCTCGCTGCATCATCTCGCGTATCTGTGGTAGATGTGTGCCGAGGGCATTGATGTTCCGTTCGCTCACAGAGCTGCGTGTCATTATCTGAATCAACTGTTGATTAACGTCTTCTAGTTCTGGCGCACCACCACCGCTAATGGCAAGTGCATTCCCAAAAGCATACAACTGGAACCGTGCTTGTTCGGCTGTCTCTCCAACAGACTGCAATGCTACAGAACCTTTGATTGCATCTTCTAATGTAAGTCCAGGTAACTTAGCAACAACCTCAAGCGACTTTATTTCATCGCTCGCACCTTGAGTCGAACCCATAGTAGCACTCAGAGCATGACGTAAGGACTCAAACTTCATCAGCATAGGCGTTATCTTCGCTATGACTCCAGCAAGGGCAACTTCCGTCAGAATAACCAGTGCAGAATGCAATGCAGATACGGCTACAATAGCAAGCAAGAATGAAGCCGCCATGCCAGCACTTGCTGCGCCAGCCAAGTTGAAGTTACCAATGAGTCGCCCAACGCCTTGCATAATCGTGCCAAGCGAAAGTCCCAGACGACCAAGCGGCCCATTGGCTACCATTGCCGCCTGTCCTACGCCTTGAATCGCACGGCCTACTGCATTGAGGTTGCGAGCAAATTGACTGTAGTGTCCTGCTGCACGACTAACGCCACTTCCGTCCCCACTGCCAAATAACCAGTTGCGTATTCCTCCACCCATGCTTCTAAGTCGTTCTTGCGCTCGATGTAAGCGTTCAAGAATCGTAACGTGATCTGATATTGCGCGATTCCGGGCACGCCAAGCATTGATGTCGGCTACCCAACTCGAACCTACATTAGCGAATGTGGGGTCGTTTAGAATATCGCTGCGAGATCGTCCTTGTGGTGTCGCTTGGCGACTACGTTCCGCCGCACGTCGCAGAACTTCGCGGAGTCGAGCAGCTTGGTAATTGATACGGTCTAACTTGGCCTTGAATGCTTTAGTTTCAGCAGACTCAATGTCATCGGCAGTCTTCTTGGCGGCATCTACCTGAACCTTCTGGACGTCATTGACGTGTTTCTTTACCTTGGCATTGACTTCCTTGAGATTCTTGTCCAGATCGCCCATGCGGACAACGATGTCAACGTATGCCTCGGTTAGTTTCTCGCCACCGGCCATCTACAATTTACCTCGCGTCGTATCCATGCTTCCTATAGTAGTCAATCAGTTCCTGGCGTCGCTTCTGCACGTCTTCGGACTGTTGCTTTGCGGCATAGTCCCTGCCAAGCTCACCTAACTTCTCCGCACCAAGAGCGAGCATCTTCATCTGGTAGAGAGTCAACTCCCCGACCTGAGCCGGGGTGTAGTGATAGTGCTCGCACAGACTTGCTATGACTCCTTCCCAGCAGCCGGGGTCTCCGCTTTTGGGTCGTCTGAGTCATTCTCATCCTCCAAACTCTTGAGATCACCGCCCTGCATTAGTCCACCTGCCAATAGGTTCAACGCCTCCATATCCTCCACCCGAACCTGCGGGGCAAACTCCTCGAACGTGAGGCCAGGATGGTTCGGCTTGGCTGCAAGCCAGAGCATATAGCAGATGGAGTCGATGTCGAAGTTCGTCGCTTCGGACATGTCAATATCGGCCATCGCGTCCTTGATGACCTGTTGGCGCTCAGAGGCAGTGAGAACGTCCTTGAGTCCCTCATCACTTAGGATGGCCTTAGCAGCGTTCATCTTCTGCCATCGGGCAAGCCGCCCAAGTGCGTTAAGCGGGAGTGGCGTAAGCGTCCACTCCTTGCCGCCGATAGTGGCGGTGATCGGTGCTGCAACAGCAGATGCAACGTCGTTCATAGTAGTCTTTCCTTTCTAGTCACGAGAAAATTAGGGAGGAGTTACAGGATAGGTTATGGAGCCAAGCCCTTGTATCTCAATGGTCAATTTGATAACGCCATCGGACATAACATCCGGTTTGAAACTTGTTACTATACCAGTCCCCTCGTAATAATAATCTTCCGAGTCGTCTGTGTAAAAGTTCCAAATGCCCATGCTGCCAGGTGTAGTTTCGATAGGTGGCGCATCATAAAGGCCAGTCAACGATGCACTCCATTCTGTTAATCCACCAATGAACTCTTTTTTGCCGCCACTATCCATACCGGTAGACTCATCAGCAGCGCCTTTGATGTCCATCGTCCAAGAGGTAATGCCATCGAGAGTGCCACTGCCACCAGCATAATCAACAGAGGCTCCTTTGCCATGAACACGGGTAGCCATACTTGATACCTCCTAAGTGAGCGTACTTGTGCCCTGGAACTCGACCGACATCTTAGCTACACCGTCTACAGATACCTCTGGTTTGAAGCCAGTAACAATCGCATCCCCAGCGTAAGTCACGCCTGTTGTTAATTCCAATACCAATTCGATCGTATCGCTAACGTTGAGCAACGGCGGGTCACCGAGTATGTCAGTTTCGTCTGAATCCCAGAAACCATTGAACGAGCCAGACCATTCTGTTAGCCCAGCCAAAAAGGTTTTATTGCCACTGCTATCCATGCCGGTCTGTTCATCAGCAGCCCCCTTGTAATCAAGTGACCATGCCGTGATGCCCAATACCTCATAAGCGGTTTCACTGAGAATCCCGACCTTGGCCATGCCACTCTTGCCATGCAGTCTAGCCATTGGAACCTCCTAATTAAGTGAGTGTCCCAGTGCCCTGGAAGTCACAAGTAATCTTTATCGGGCCATCAACCGATGTATCGACCTTGAAACTCGTTACGATGATAGTTCCAGCATAGTTCGCTCCAGCAGCTACGAGATAAAATGTAGCCGAGCCGGTGGTTCCGGCAGCAATCTTGCCAGTATCATAGTATCCACTGAACGAGCCAGACCATTCTGTCAATCCTGCAATGAATGTCTTAGCTCCACTGCTATCCATTCCAGTGGTTTCATCAGCAGCACTCTTGTAATCTATCGTCCAGCTAGTGATACCAACTCCGGTAACACTACCACCAGCGAACGTTACACTACCAGCCTTACCGTGCAAACGTGCCATAGTTTATGTCTCCTCTAGCATAACGCTATACGTGATTGTTGCACGCCAGCCCTGGTCGCCCACGGCTTCGTACCCGTGACCTGTCCGGCCAAACCTCAATAGGTGGTAGCCGGTTATAGTCATCGCGCAGTCATCGAAAAGTATCTCTACGTCTTTCCTGTATCCGAGAATCGTACCAAGAGCCATCTGGTTCGTCTCATCCGTCTTAACGCCAATCCATAGGCTCATCGTCACGGGGATAATCTCTATCGGATGAGAACCAGTCCCCATTGTCTCCAGAACGGTAGACTGTCCAACGTCTACTGTCATATAGGGCAGCGTCTTGCCCTGCGCCGCATAGGACGGCCAGCATCCGCCAGTTAGCTCTCCAGCAACTGTCCCTGAGCCATCGAACATAACCTGTATGCCTTCAAGCAGTTCTTTCACAGTCGCGCCTCGCGTATCCTGCGCCGCACAATCGAGTCCATACCATCAACAGCGTTCGAGAGCCACGGCCTCGGCGCGACAGTTCCACGTCGAGACTTCTTGGTTATCACCAACGCTCCGCTAGCCGCACGATAGACGATAAACGGTTTGCTAACCGGCCCGAAAGTCTTGCCACCTGGAGTGCCATACTGAGTCCAGTAACCTACCTTGCTGCTGCTTCCTACCCTGGCACGCCGTGGCCCGACAAGAGCGGAACCTATGCTTGCCAAGAGCTTGCCAGTTTGCATCGCAGGTGCGTCACCAGCCGCACTCCTTGCACGAACCCAGCCATACTGAGGCGGTTCTGCCGCTGGCTTCGGCGTGCCCTTGCCGCCAGCTTTCATCGCTCGGCGGATACCCTCAGCCATATCGTCTGCAGTAGCCTTGAGCATCTTGTCAACAGCTATCTCCAACTTTGCTTTGAACTCTGCGCTGTGATCGACTATCTGCATCAGTACCCGCCGTCCACTATCCGAACCATCTCAATCTCGTAATGATGGTGGAGGTTCGCAACGTCATCCACGTGCGTAAACTCATAGATGTCTGTGCCAACCTCCCCCCTGTCTTTCTCAGCAGGAACCTCGCCACTCGTTAGCATATTGCAGAACGCTACGAAGGCAATGTCCACGCCCTCCGAGCCGAGCATCGTCCGCTCATCGGCATTCAACGCCTGGATCATAACCGGCACGTCCTCAACGTCCTCCCATGACTTAATCTGTTCCCCATAGGCGTCTTGGACATAGGTTGTCGCTGGCCCAAGCCGCTTGATAGTCATCGTCTGATTGAGAAGTCTGGCGGGTATACCCATTAGGTCGGCCTATTCGCCCAAAAGTCCATTGTGTCAACAAGAATCATTCCATAGTCTGCCACTGCATCTCGACGACTGCAAGCAACATAAGGATAGTATTCGGTGTCAGGATTGACGGCTGACGCAAACGACGCTACTTCCGTACCATCAATGAAACAGTGCGCCTTGATTGTAAGTCCAGTAACTCGGAGGTCTACTCGAAGAATGTTGAACGTATTATTCACTGGCGCAACTCCACTATTATCGGCAGTTGCATCCACGTTTGTATTGCACGCCATGCTCCAGTAGTTACCTACTGTTGCCAAAGAATCATAGTGGATCCCAACAACGTCAGTTCCGGTGGTAGTCCATTCACTAGCGACCTGTTTCAATGGCCCTGCTTTCACCAATCCAGCCAATGTGCAAAAGCCGATGCCAAACGCCGTTTTCGCAATGCCTCCTCCGACAAGGGACGGCGCAAGTCTGACTTGCAGAGATGGATAACTTAATGCTGATACAGCCGTCTCTAGTCTGGAAATGAAGACTGTATCATTGTTATCCGTGCCAGCATACATTTCTACAACACCATACTCATATCCTGGATTAGCGTATGTGACCGCATCAGTGTTTCCTGGTAGAACTGACTGGAATCCAGTATAAGGAGAAGCAAAGTTGGTAGCCGCCGTCCCGCAGCATTCTTCGTGAAAATGCACAGGCGCAGTACGCAATACAACCTCGCCGGTCGTTGACTCGTAAAGCTCCTGTTTGCCGTTGACGAACCTGCCTTTAGTCGCCATTGTCCTTCTTCGGTTTCGGTGTGGTCGCTGCAATATGCCCAAGCAACTGCTGGATAATGGTCTCTGCGTTCAGTTCGCGTTTCGCTACACTCATCGACTGGATTCGCTTGATTTCTTCAGGAGTCAGAACCTTGTTTTCCATCAGAACACCGTCATTGTCCCTTCTTCGTCGTCGATAACAACGCCGTCAGTATCATACTTCGGCAGTTGAAACTCGCCATAGTTATCGTCGGTTGAACTCTCGGCATAGTCGCTAAGAACCATCGTCGCATTGCCAGACATATATGGCTTGAGCACAGCCATACCCTGATCGAATAACGTCTGATTCGCAGAGGACGTGCTGCTCGAACTGCCGGAACTCGACTTGTTGTCCTCGGTATAGCGACCAATCTGTATCTTCGTGCCAGCGTCAGCACCAGACGAACCTGCTCCTGTGCGAGTCACCACCTGCCCCGCCACACATAGTGTCTTACCAGACTCCAGAACATCGTCGTAGGTAGAGTCCGCAAGATAGGTAGAGATTATCTGCGTGTTCAGCACGTTCAACCAGAGCGTGAGTATAGAGGCTATCTGCGTATCGTAAGTCGTAGCAGTGATACCGAGATATGCCTTCACATCCGCCGCTGTCGGGTCACTTGCGTACGCCATACTAGGCCCGCCTTATCTCAGCGTATACTGTGAGAACTCCCATGTCAGCATCGACAAAACCAAACTGTAAACGTCCACCACCACCAGCAAACGGCCATGCAGAGATTAGTTTGGACTCCATGCCAGCGGTTACTGCCGGAGTTGCTATAACCTCTGCCGTGAACTTAGGAACTGTAAATGACGTGAACGAATGAAACTCAGATGCCAACTTGAACGTGCCTGCGGTTGCATTTGTGGCATCTATCAATGTACCATCATCAGCTCTTGTGAGCGATAGATACAAGGTATCCGCTGGTACGTTAGTCTCATGGTCTGCACCATGAACATAGTAAATGACTCCAGCAGTGCAGTTCGTACCACCCGCAGTCACACACTCTAGCGCATCACCAACGCTCAATCCATGTCCAGTGTTCTGAAATACGGTATTGCTACCTGAGCTGGCAAGCGTCCATCGCAGAGCCGCCAAGTCCGTAGCATTTAGCATCAGACTTTCACCAGCATAAGCTGCCGGTTGTGCCATTACCATGTGCCCAACGAAACACGTCAAATCAATGACCGAAGAACTATTGCGAACACTGAGAAGACAGGCATCATCTCCATTAAGGCCAAGGTCTGGAACATCCACGTACTCGATTGAGTTTTCGTTGTGGGTGAACGTTACCCTACCAGTCCACAATAGTTCACCAGTGTCTCCGCCCGTACCTTCAACCAGAGCTTGCTGCCATGTTGGTGCATTAGCCATATCTTAACTCCTGGGCTTTCTCGCCCGCGTAGTGCGCTTCGCTCGCGGTGCACGCGGCTTAGGCGCTGCTTTCTCAACGTTCTCCGCAAGAGCGTCCGGTTCTACCTCAGCCGACTCGGAGAACGGGTCTTCATCTATACTGAAACACTCCTCAAGCGAGGCGTAAGGCTCCGGCACGCTACTTGCCGCCGCGATCTCCACCTTTGCACTTTGCCATTGCTGTGAATCTCCTATCTCTAAGTCCCAGTGCGCCAATGTCTTGTCAGTGAGTTCGCCATCTTCAAATGACTGCCATTCACTATCAATCCGAACACTGGTTCCATCTGATTTCTCAAACAGATGTCCTTTGAAACCATATCTAACTCTTACTATTATCATGTCATGACCTCAAGCCAGGTGAGGATAAATCATCCCCACCTGGCTGAATGAACTAGGCTACGAGATTGAAGTAGATATTCCTCCAATCGCCGTAGGCGATGTTCCATCTACCCCTGATACCGTAGTAGTAAGTATCTCGCATGAATCCGTTGTCAGAGTTGCCCTCAAGCGCGGTGAACTCGAACAACTGACCGTTCGCGGCAGGAGTGAACAACTGTAGAATCAGTGGCTTCATCGTGCCGCTGGTTCTACATAGTGCCCATGAGTCTTCGCCACTGGCGATATTGGTGCTGTTGAAGTATGGAGTGATGAGCAAGTCCAAACCAAGTGTTGGAGCTACATTCACGTATCCAGCAGCAGCAGCTATCGCATAGGTCATTGGTGTGAGGATCTGAAGCGCGGTCATGTGGTTTGTCGGCCCGGTCACGAGGAGGTCTGGCTTATGCGGAATTATCTTGCCACGGTCATCCTTCCAACTCATCATGGCGGTGTAGGCAGCGAACAAATCGTCCTCGGCCAGAGCGTCGGTATCGTAGTTATCCTGCGTACCGGTGTATTCGGCGGGTTCAGGATAAGTGTGAGAGTCATCCGACATAGTGACCGACGTGCCTCTCAACGTCCCGTCCTTATCATAGTTGTCGAACGAATACCCATAGGTGTTGTTGGCGCTGTTTCCCAAAACGGTGAATGCCAGTTCGTCTACACCCTGAACCATTCGTTGTGCCAACTCTTGAATCCGCATCTTTACGGCTCCCAGTTGGTCATTCTCCAGCATTCGACGGCTGATAGCAATAGTCGCTTCCCATGTCTTATCAGTCACCTTGAGACCGGAGACGGCAAGTCCCTTACCAACACGTTCGTCAATAAACTCGCGGATCGCAGGCGGAGAACCAATCCACCCATAGTCCTGTGTCTCCTGAGTCGTGTTGATGGTCGTACAGATTCGCTGGTAATCTGGCTTTAGATTAGCCAACTCCTCGAAGAATATCACCTTCAGTGCGGCCTCAAGATACTGAGGCACGTCGCTAGGCATTAATGGCATTGTAAAGAACCTCCTTATAGGTTAATGTTATTCGGCAGCCACGTCCCAAAATGTATCCATTTTGAAACGAAGCCTCGTAGTGTCAGGAACCTTGTAGTTACTGAACACGCGGTCTACTACTGTTCCAACCTTCACGGTTGAATTAGTAGGATCAACAGTCGTAGACAGGATTGTCTGCGCGTCAACCTGATAACTATTCCACGCAGGTTCTCCTACATCGGTTATAGCAGCACTAGCCTGAAATGCTGTTACAGTTCCCTCCGTGAGAACCAAAACGTTCAGGTCTCCAGCGCTGCCACCGGAATTGTCAACAGTTTCAAGCGCAATGCCAGCGAACATATCATACTGTGCAGGCGCCGCAACCGTAGCATATCCGGCAGCATTTATGCGAACAAGGTCGCCTTTGTATATCGTTTCGTTGCTGGCCTTTAGAGATAGGATTTTGCCATCGCTCTTATAGCCAGGGTCACTTGCTGCTGTAGTAGCTGTCCAACCCATAATCGTACCTCCTTTTAGGCCGTGATAGGACTCTTGAGTGCGTGCAGATAGACCGCACTCTTGGTAGTGGAGATTGCACCACCGATTGCAGGAGCATCATCCCAATCGACATCGACGATGCCACCAACAAGAAGAACGCTAGTAGCCTCTGCGTCAGCACCAGCAACAGTCTGTTGATTTGCTGCAAGACTCTGAACAGCGAGTCTCCCAACATCTGTCCGCAACGTTCCGGCGTTGGTGAGAGGAACTATGCCTTCCGTCAAGCACCTGACGTTCTTGTCACCGGCAGAACCACTGGAGTTGTTCACTGTTTCAAGAGCGACTCCTGCAAACATAGAAGCACCAGTAGTGGCGTATGCTGGGTCAGTAGTAGAATAGACGTAGCCAGTAGTTATGTCTATTCGGACTATATCGCCTTTGTAGATGGTCGTAGCACCAACCTCAAAGGCGCAGACCTTACCGTCCTTAGGATCGCAGTCACGCGCTGTCCTATGAGTATCATTATAAGCCATTGTTGTTCACTCCTTTACGCCGCCAGACCTATCGACCTAAACGGTCGAAGGATAACATCAACGGTTCCGGCTGCCGCATCCATACCAACAATAGCTCCAACTTTAAGCAACTTACCATTGCCATCTGTTGCAGTTGTCGATACTGCACGATACAACCCATCGGAATCGTTGTCGAGATAGGCGAGTGTACCGACATGGCTTTGAGTAGGCGTCTCGGCAGCTCCACTACCATCACTTAACGTGCAGGAGAATACTCCCTTGCATCGTACTTTTATGCGTTTCGCACCTGATGCACCGGTATTTGCAACTGTTTCCATTGCAACACCAGCGAACATGTCGCCGGTTGTTGGGGCCGTGGTTGATACCGCATAACCTGCTGTAGTAAGTCTCACGAAGTCACCTTTGTAAATAGTAACTGCCGTTACGACTGGCAGGGAGAGAATATCGCCGGGACGGGAACGCCTGTCCACGGGAGTTGTCGTAGCAGTCCACGCCATTGGACTACCTCCTCATCTCAGCCAGAACCTTGCGGCTGGTCTCGGAAGTCGGGTCAACGCCAAGTTTCGAGAACATATCAAGGGCCTCGCCAGGAACCTTGTCTTCCTCACCGGCAAGGGTGATCTCGCGGAAGTTGATGACCTGGCCGTTGGCCTCAAGGAACTTGGCGAACAGAGTGCCAGGGTTCACCATCGACTCGGTGCCGTCGTCCTCGCGGAACGGGATAACCTCGGCGTCATAGGCCGTGGAGTCCGTAAGCGGGCGACAGGCGAGCAGTGCTCTGGCATACTTCTCAGCGACAGGCTTAATGTAGCCTTCGCGCTTGAATCGAGTTACGTCCGTCTCGGTGTTCATGCGCTGAATCTCGCGCATCGTTGCCTTGACAGAGGATGCTGTCCGCAGGAGTTCGTCCTGGGACATCTTGACGGCCATAGCCATCTCGTTAGTAGCAGAGAACGCGGCACTAGCAGCCGAACTCTCAGGAGTAAATGATCGGATCACGGCTATAGCCTGCTCCAGAGTCATTTTCTCATCGGTCTTTACTTCATCGGGCATAGTTCTAACCTCCTTGGTTGGTTGCCCAGTGTTATCAAACCAGGGCAGGTCGGCGTTGAAGCCAACTACGCCCTCGCTGAATACTTGTGCCGAGGCTATCCTCGGCTGCCTTACGAGCGACACTTCAGCTATGCCGCTTTTGTCCGGTCGGATGCCACAACTGAGTCCCCGGTGTTTTGTGGTTTGAAGGAGCTGCCATGCAGCATCCGTAAAGGACAAACTTCCAAATAGTTCCTTGCCACGCCGGTATATCGACGTAAGCGAGCCAAGAACTCCATCAAATGGAGTGTTCTCGTGCTCAATCTTGATAGGGCAGGCATCCGGCACGTGGTTAGCGACAATCGTGTCTAAGTCCGACTCGCTAATGCTCACACCCTTATCCGGATAATCGCCAGCCTCAAACAACTTCGCCTCGCGCTGAACAGCGAACTCCACTACCGGCTGTTCCTCAGAGAACTCAACCTCGCGTTCCGTCACCTGTTCCTCGATAATCTCATCTGGCATAGATTATGCCTCCTCGTCTACAAAACTGTATCCACAACCAGGGAGCAACTGTTCCGGTGATACCGGATACATCTGGCACACGTCTGGTTTGTCGCGCATCCCATGCAAGTTACACATCGACTCGCCACCTACTGATATAAAGTGTGGGCACACATGTGGCACACT